GGCCGTCACCGCCCGGTCGGTGACGGTCGCGTCGGGCCAGACGTGGTTTGTGCCGTTGCCGCCGTCGGTGTATGGGGTGGGCCCGATCACCGTCACCTGGTCCGGGACGCTCACGGCGTCAGCGGTCGCGATCATCACGTCCGTGGGGTCGTGATGTCGGCGGTCATGTACCACCCGCAGACGCAGGCGACGATCGTTGTCAGCCCAGACGCGGTGCCGCAGTACCGGCAGTCGGGGTGGCTGCTCCGCTCCGAATGGGACGCGAACCAGGCCACCGCCGCCCAAGACACGGCTATCTCATCAGGCGACGTCACCGTTGAGGCGCAAACGGCGACCGCGGACGGTGCAGCGCAGGCCACGGAAACGGACGAGGAGAACTAGGATGCCCGCGACGCCCCTCACCCCGACTACCAGATATTTCCCGCCGGGTGTCCGGAAGATCTACTGGGTGCCGGCGATCTCGAACTACAACGCGCCGACCCGCGCCGAACTCAACGCCGGCACCGATTTGTCGGCGGAGATCGAGACAATGAACGGCTGGTCCCTCCAGGGAGCCACCGTTGACGTCCCGGACATGGGTTCCCGGTTCACCTCCCAAGTCCCCGGCCGGCTGACCAGCGCACAAAACGACATCACCGCGTACATGTCGCAAAACTCGAACGACGTCCGCTCCCTGCTGCCCCGCGACACCAACGGCTATGTGGTGTGCCTGTGGGAGGGTGACGTGACCGGGCAGAAGATGGACGTGTTCCCGGTGCGGGTCGTCACGCAGGCGAACGACACCGTCGTCGACGACCCGGGGAAGACAACCATCTCGTTCGCGATCACGAAACTCCCCGCGATCTACATCACCATCCCGTAATGCCGGACGCCCGGGTCAAGGTCAGCGCGACGCGCACCGGCCCGGACCTGGGGAAGATCGCCCGCGAGCTGCTCGCCATGGACGAGGGGAAGGTGACCGGTATTTTGCGTCGCCGCCTCGAGGACGCGGCGCGGCCGTTCCCGGCCGCGGTGCGCGCTTCGGTCCTCGCGATCCCTGTCAAACCCGGGGGGAAGCACACGGGTCTGCGGGGACGGATCGCGTTGTGCGCGGAAACGTCGTCGCTGGTCGAAGGCCACAACGTGTATGTGCGGATCTGGATGAACCCAGAGAACATGCGCCCCGATTACATGACGCTGCCGCTGTACATGGAGGGCGTGAAAGTGTCCCGGCGGCGGGATTACACCCGGTGGCGTCACCCGGTGTACGGAAACCGCGAAGTGTGGGCACAGCAAGATGCGCACCCGTACTTTTATCAGGCGGCGCGGCCGTTCGGGGTAGCGTCGGAGTTCGCGGTCCGGGACGCGCTCAGCGAGATCACCCGCGAACTGAACGGGTGACCGGTGGCGTCCCCGCGGCCGGGAGCGCACGCAGTGCCATGACCAGCGCCACGACCCACCCGATGACCGTCCAGCCGAAGAACAGGTTGACCACGATGACCTGCGATTTCGCGGGGACGCGGCGGTGGACGGCGACGAACGACGGGACCCAGTAGGCGACGACGGGCAGCACCACGAACGCGATGGTGCCGGCGATCTGCCCGGCGAGCGTGTTGCCGCCTTCAGCGATAACCAGCATGAACGTTTCCCCCTTCATCTTGCACTGTATCCCCGGAGGCAGCCTCGTGCGTCTATCGAAAGATGACATTCTTCACGCCGAAGACTTGCGCACCGAAGAAGTTGACGTCCCCGAATGGGGCGGGACGGTGCTCGTCCGTGGCCTGACCGGACGTGAACGCGACGAGTTCGAAGGATCAGTCCTCGAGCAGCGGGGGCAGAAGACGGTGACGAACACGGCGAACGTCCGCGCGAAACTCGCCGTCAAATGCGTCGTCGACGACACCGGCCAGCGGGTGTTCGCCGATACGGACGCGAACGCGCTCGGCGAAAAATCGGGCGCGGCGATCGACCGCGTGTTCGAGGTCGCGTCGCGGCTGTCCGGGCTCGGCGACGGCGACGTGAAGGAACTGGCCGCGGATTTCAGCGTGGCGGCTGGGAACGGTTCAAGTTCGAACTCGCCAGCCGCCTCAGCATGACCGTCCATGACCTGCTCGGCCGCGTCAGCAGCATGGAACTCACCCAGTGGATGGCGCTGTTCGAAGCCGAAGCAGCTGAGCGGCGCGACCAGCAGCAGCCGCGTCAGCAGCTGAGAGGTTTGTGACCGGTGGCGACGATCCAATATGTGGTCAACGCGGTCGACGCGGCGTCGGCGACGTTCACCCGGATCGCGGCGACCGCTGACACGCTCAACAACCAGCTCGACGAGCTCGCGCACAAATCAGCGACCGCCCGTGTCGGCCTCGCCGGTGACAAAGAGGCGCAGGCGTCGCTCACCAATATCGATCTGAAACTGGCGCGGCTCGGGAAACGGATCGCCAAACCAGACGTCACCGTCGAGGGTCTCGCCGCGGCCCGTTTGGGGATCATGCGTCTCGACGTGGCGCTCGACCGGCTCGACCGCAAAACGGTCACCGTCGATGTGGACTGGCGCGGACGCATCGGCCAGTTCCTGTTCGCCTCCGGCGGCGGCGTAGGTAACGCATTCCGGCAGTTGTTCGGCGGGGGCGCCGGTGGCGCGGGATCGAAGGCGGCGGCTACGGGGGGGATCCTCGGTGGTTTGCAGAACGCGCTGCCGGTCACGGGGCAGGCAGCGCTGTACGGCGGCCTGGGTTTGCTCGCCGCGACCCTCGGGCCGGCGCTGATACCGACGCTGCTGGGTGGCGCGATCGGCGGCGCGGGCGCGTTCGGTGGTCTCGCGATCGGGTCGAAAGACCTGGCACAGTTGCAGACGCTGCGGAAACAGCTCGCTGGTGTCACCGGCACCACCCCCGCGTCACAAGCGGCGCGGGCCCGGATCCAGGGACAGATCACAGCGTTCCGGCAGGCGAACCTGCCGCAGATCGCGTTCGGCCGGCAGGCCGCGGCGCTCACGGGCACCGTGGAGTCCACGTTTTTCGGTGCGCTCACCACACGGCCGGTGATCCGGCCCGGCGGCACCGGCCCCGGCACCCACCAGCAGGTCCTGGGGCAAAGTTTCCTCCAGGGCCTGATCCCCATTTTTCAGCAGCTCGGCAAGTTCATCAAAAGCATGGGGCCGCAGCTCGGCGACCTGTTCCGCGCGTCGCTGCCGTTCCTGAAAGAGTTCGTCAAAGTCCTCGAGGCGGCGGCTAAAACTATTCTCCCGGCGATCACCCAGTCGCTGAAAGACATGGCGCCGTCGCTGCCGCTGATCACCCACGGGTTCGTCATCCTGATCGAGGGGATCGCGCGGATGATCCAGGCGATCGGCCCCCGTGGGATGAAAGCCGCGGCGAAACTGTTCGTCGACCTGATGCGGATCATGACGTTCGCGTTGCAGACACTCGGCCAGTTCATGAACGGCGCCGCCGTCACCGTGCAATACGTCGCGCACGTCTTCCACCAGCAGTGGGACGAGGTGCGGCACCGCACCGCCGACGCGTTCGACCGTATCCGGCATGACATCGCTGACTTCGCCCACAACATCGCCGTCTGGTTCGACCGGATCCGCCACTTCGTCGCCGCGTCGTGGGACGCGACATGGAACGACACGATCGGCCGTGTCAAAAGCGCCATCGGCACGGTCGTGACCTGGGTCAAAGGGATGCCCGCGAAAATCCTTAGTGTCCTCCGCGGCCTGGGGCATTCGCTCGCCTCGTTCATGTCCGCCGCGTTCACCGAGATGCTCAACGCGATGAAAAACGTCGGCAAAACGATCTGGGGCTGGCTCACCAGCTGGGTCAGCGCCATCCCCGGTTTCCTGAAGAAAATCCTCGGTATCAAATCGCCGTCGTCTGTTTTCTACAACATTGGGAAACAGATGATGATGGGCCTGTTCCACGGCATCCAGGACCACGCCAACCAGGCGAGGAACGCCGCGCAGCGGGCTGTGTCCAGCGCCCCCGGCGGTTTGGGTGGCCCCGCGTCGGCGTCAGCGGCGCAGGCGCAAGCCTACGCGCGGGGGCGCCTGGGTGCGTATGGGTGGGGTTTCAACCAGTTCCAGTCGCTGGTCAACTTGTGGAACGGCGAGTCGGGGTGGAACCGGTTCGCCCGCAACCCCTCATCCGGTGCGTACGGCATCCCGCAGGCGCTCCCGCCGGGGAAGATGGGCGCGGCGGCGAACCCGCCGCAGTCGTCAGCGGCGGCGCAGATCAACTGGGGCATGGGTTATATCCGCGCCGTGTATGGGTCCCCGAACGCCGCCTACGGTGCGTGGCTGTCCCGTTCACCCCACTGGTATGACCGTGGCGGCTGGCTCCCGCCCGGCGCGACGCTCGCGGTGAACACGACCGGCGCGCCGGAACGGGTCGTGTCCGGCCGCACAGATATGGCGATGCTGTCGTCCCTCCACCGCATTGAGGCGCTCCTGGCAGACGGCCCATACCGGACCGCCGCCGGTGTCGGTGATGCGGTGAGCGGCGCGTCGCGGCAGGCGGCGAAGTCGGCGCGTTACAGTGCGAGGCCGCGGTGACCGAATCCCTGAACCTCGGTGGCGTCATCGAGCTCCTCGGCTCCCCCGCGGGGTTCGTCCCGTCGATGCTCCCGAACGCCGCCGGCGCCACCTACGGCCTCGGTGGCGCCGCTGACGTGTGGGACCTCGGCGCCCCCCAGCCCGTCGTTGACGTGCTCGCGACCCTCCTCGGCGACGGTGAAATCCCCCTCGGCCGCCGCGCGAGCAACCGCACCATCACCCTCCCGGTGGTGATCCGCGCGCCCGACCTCGCCACCCTGACCGGCGCCCGCGAAGCCTTGTTCGCGGTCGTCGATCAGGCGTACTGGAACCTGACGTGGACCCGTGACCTGGCGACCGCGTATCCGGTGACGTTCGACTGTTTCCGCGCGGCACCGTCGGTCATCACCTACAGCCTTGAGGATTCTGATGCGCTGATCGCGCGGATTCTCCTGTCGTTCCAGGCTTTGCCGTATGCGCGGTCCGCGAGCAATCCGCAGACGCTGAACTTCGCGTCGCCGATCACTGGCGCGTCCGCGCCGCCGCCGGTTGTCACACTGGACACTTACAGTTCGGTGTCGTCGTCGACGCAGCCCACCTGGTGGCAGGCGAAACCGCAGGCGGTCCTCGGGCCGGGGTCGGCGTTCTGGGACTGGGATTCGACCGACCAGGACTCCGCGCCCCTCTACACCCACACGCTCGCCGCGCCGGTGGATGTGACCGGGCGGACGAAACTGTCGCTGTGGCTCGGGCTGGGGTCGCCGGAGAACTACGGCACCTGGCATAAGGGGAACGTGACGTTCGCGTTCACGCTGACCGACAACGCGGCGCATACGGTCACGTTCGGCACGACGGTGAAGGTCGCGGCGTCGAACTCGGGGTCGGCGCCGAAATGGAACCAGATCACCGCGCAAATCCCCCAGGGCGCGGGCCTGTTCGACTACACCCACGTCAACGCATATTCGGTGCAGTTGTGGCGGTTCGTCGGTTCCGACGGCGACCTGGAACTCGATTCGGATGTGTGGCTCAACGGGCTGCAGGCGATCCCCGC